TAAAGTTTCAAGCATCTTTAAGACTTTTTCATCCATATTCTCACCACCTTTCTCCATGGAATCTGCGGTATTTAAAGTATCAGTCACAGTAAACACCTTCTTTTTGTCGGATTTCTTTACCATCGTAACAATGTCGCCATTATGGTAAAACCCATGAAATAGCGTATTTTCGGGCAGTTCTTCTTTGTCGTCAACTACTGTGAATAATCCGCTTGGAGTTTCGATTACATCACCGTGTTTTGCTTGAGTGACAACAGCACCGGGATAAGCACCGTCCCATACAATAGATTCTTCAAATAGGGCATTGTTGTTATTGGGAATTATCACCGACGGAGGCATGGCGGTAACAGTGCATACTTTTTTAGTGCCGTCTGACAACTCATAAGCTCTACCTCGCCAGTGGCTACAATCTCTACTGTAATAATTCATTCCGCAAATAGAACACACCATTACATCAGTTCCCCAACCTATGGAGGTATCCGATAGTACGCCGGTTTCAATCTTCTTAATAAGGGCATTAGCGGATAAACCATCCACAATCTCATCATCTCTAACAATGTATTTGTCAAGATACATGGATACGGTTTCGCCTTCGTCATTACTATTTTCAATCCTCCCGTCAAAGACTTTTCCGAAAGGCACCGCCTGTATACCACCCCAATTACTCCAGTTATGATTGAGCATGAACGATACACCTTTTGTAGCATCGTCAACCATTACTTTTAGGATTTCAGGGCTTAATTTCATGTATCTACCCGGTATTAACATATCCCCGGCAGACTTGCCGGAAAAAACAAACACCTCGTCGGCAGACAAGGCTCTTTTGGAAAGTTTATTTATTTTTTCAAGCTGTGCATCAGTAGGAAATCCAAACTTATCAGGCATTATTTATCACCTTCTTTCAATGTGATTATCCTTTGCCGCATATCTATTTCTTCGTATTTCCTGCATAAATCTTCACAAATACACCCTTCACAGTCAAAACATTCATGCAGTCCATCAGAGTCAGAACGCCACGTCTTTTTCGGCAGTTTGTGACTTCGCCCTCTGATGTTTGTCATTTCCAACATTGTCACCCCCTGTAGCAAAACTAACTCTGATTTTTTCAGTTGGCGGTTCGCCAGCCGCTTTTTCAGCCTTCATAACTTCACGTGCCGCCACATCATTGTCAATCCAGTTCATCAATACGGCAATAGCATAGAATTGCTGTTTAAGCAGGTTTACATTCATTCGCTGTTCTTCGGAGTTCCAGTCAATAGTGTTATGTTTGAATACCGGGACAGCCTGAATTCCTTTTACTCTAAGCCATAGGCGGGCAATTTCTTCGATCAAGCGTTTACTGCCACGTTGACATGAGGCAATGCCTGAACAGAAGATTCTAAATTGCACTGTGCCCCACGTTTCAGTATTTCCGGATATTCTGTTTGAGAAAATACCCATTTGCTTAGCACCGTTAAGCACCTGAACATCCACAAGCTCATTTACAGCCCTAACGTCAAGGCTTCTTCCTTGGTTAGCACCGCCTTGCCCCTGATTACGTTCTATATCATCGAAATGCACTATATCTGAATCTGGTTGTAGGTTTTTGAGCGTATTGCATACATTGTTGTATTGCTCTTTTAACCAAGTATTCAGCTTTTCGCTATCATTTTTTATATGCTGAGGGCAATACGTCATCATTCGTTCAAGGTCAATCGAATAATCATCCCTTGGCCAGCCTTGATGATGTAAAACCGCCTGCAAGTCTTGTAGTATTTGCATTTGAAAGTCTATAGCCTGCAATACAGGTGTCATTGTTAATGTTCCTCTAGGGTCGCCAATGTCAGGGTCGGCAGGCACCCAAAAGAAATTAGCATGAGAAGGGTCAAGATATACCTTTTTAAACATTTGCATCTGATACGGCACCCATTTTTTACGCCCATTAATCTCTTTTAATTCCCATTCTATGGTTTTAGGCTTAACAGGATATACGTCGTATATATCTTTCCTGTCGGGCGTAACTTCGACCTCACAACCCATAGCACCTAACAAAAAAGAGCTATAATGAAACTGGTCTATCAGTCCATCAAGCCCCGCATTACTAATTTCATTTATCCTTGATGCAAATTCCCGCCATTCATCGTTAAGGTATGTCAGTCTAGTTTTAGAGTTGCGAACATCATAAAACTGCATTTCGTTACCTTGATTAGCAAGCCTTACAAAGTTCCACACCGACATAGATACATCAGGGTTTACTCTTTTGAGAAATTCCACCGCCGATGCCTCATCGGGAATACTTCGCAAGGTTTCAAGTATATTAGCCGTTCGAGAACGGTAGGGGGAAAGGGTAGTAGTGTAACCATCACCTATAACTGTTTGTCTGCCTGTAGGAAGGCTTTTTGGCTCAGCCCTAGCACGTGCAAATATTCTTTTCCAAAAGCCCATAGCATCACCTTCATTCTTCAAGCTTTTCTATTTCCTCAAGCAATTGTGCCTTTGCAAGATTGATTGTAAATCGGTCGCTTTCTATGACTTTTTTTATAAGTTTAGTATCATCATCGTTTATTTCAATCTCACCATTATTTGTAAGATTTACAGCCCATGTAATCATCTTTGCAGGCTTACCGACAGTAGACATAGCAAGTATATTCGCAAGAACATCACTTAGTTTGTCCTGCATAGGCTCGCCTTTGAGATTAAGAAGGTTTTTGTCAAGATTAAGTTTCATTGTTTTTAGCCTCCTTATGCCTTTCTAACCACCACCAAGAACTCAGGAACATTAAACCACCATACGGCAGTATTAACATAATTATCCACATGCTCAACAACACCACCTGCTTTTTCAATCTGCTTATGCCACCATTCTTTATCGTGAATAGTAGAACGGTTCTTATCTATATCACCAGGCAATTTCTTTGTTACAAGTCGAAGTATAAGCCATTCTTTTGTAACCCTAAGCATTTCTTCTAAAACCTTCGCTACATCTTTTTCGGGAATATGTTCAAGAACATCAAAGCATGTCACAAGGTCACATTCGTTATCGCCAAGCGGTATAGATTGAGCTATGCCTGGTGTAAGCCTTTCTTTTATGTCAGGATGGGCCTCTTTTAAGGCATATTCCGAAGGGTCAATGCCGTAAGCGTCTACACCTAATTCACATAATGCCTTCACAAGAAAGCCCTTGGCACAGCCTACATCAAAAGCAGACTTTGGATTAAATCTATCGACAATATGTTTTGCTGTTTTTTGAAAGTAACTTCCAAGCCTAGTCCAGTTATAGTCTGTATAAGTGCTTTTCTTAGTAGCAACGCCATTTTCAAAGTAATCACGGTCGTATATTTTAGACAGCTTTTCCATAGCATTTTTTATTCTTTTTGCCTTGCTTGTTTTTTGTTCCTTTTTAGTCTTTACAGCCTTCGTAGTCATTAAATCACGCTCCAAATTCTTATGATTTGATACCAAACTCAAATAATCTTCAGCTATATTTTCTATGTTATATTCATTACAAACCAACTGATATAACGCTTCTACATAGTCTTTATTTGCATCGGGCAGTTTTTTGATATTTGGCATACCCCGTCCCGAGAAGTTCCTTTTGGCAAAATCATGAAAATTATACGGCGTTACATAGCCCTTAACACCGTCATAGCTCATAACTAATACAGGCATTTTCATAGCCATACCCTCCACAATAGCACGTCCCATGCCGCCTATTGTAGAATAAACACCGTTGTTTTTCTGAAAATAGCCCGCTATATCCTCAACATATCCATGAAACTTAACGAAGGGGAGTGCTTGTTTAAGATGATTTTCAGCCTGACCGTTACCGATAATATGTAGTCTTGCACCTTGTTTTTGTGCTATAAGATTAGCAGCTTGCAGTATGCCACCTATTTTTATATTATCAAGCCGTGAAACATAGGCTATATTCGGTTTAGAGCCTATGTCTACAGGCTTAAATACTTCTAAATCGATACCGTTATTAAGAATCATTACTTTTAAGCTAGGTATATACTGCAAAATACTTGTCTTAACTTCTTCTGATACTGCAAACACATAATCAGCATTTTGTAAATGTGGAATGTATCGAGATTCCATATACATACCGTGCATTGTTATAGAATAAGGTATGCCAATTTCACGGCAAGCAGTAGCACCGGAAATAATGCTACTAAACGGATGTATGTTTGCAACATCGGGAGATGCCATCATAAGTGCAGCTTTTACGCTTTTAGTGTTGTTAAAATTGGCTAGGTATATTGTCTTAAACGGTAAACTCGAATGAGCATTGCCGTCTATACGCTGTGTTATAAGATAAACCTCATGGCCATTTCGGTAAAAGTATTTTGTCATACTTTTTAGCCTTGTTTCAAGCCCGCCAATTAGAAAACTTTCGCTTAATATAGCAATTTTCATTTTTTCAAGCCCCAAACTGTGCTAATAAAGTTCTCCATTTAGCCCGCCAAATCTCTATATCAAAGCATTCAACCGCAATCTCACGGTTGCGCTTACCGAATTTTTCTCTTACATCAGGGTTCTTCGCAAGAAAGTCAATATATTGCCCTAAATCCTCGTGGTTAGGGTCATAAACAAAAGCATTATAGCCATCAATCACAGCATCACCCAAACCGCCTACAGGTGTTGTTATTACAGGCAGTCCGCTTGCCATAGATTCAAGCAGGGATAAAGATAAACCTTCGGTCGATATTGTCGGAACAGTAGATATATCAGCCTTATGGTAGACTCCAGGCATGTCGTCTGTTTCCTTATGAATGAAAGTGACGTTTTTCTTGTCTGCATATGATTTTACAAAAGACTTTTCCGCATTTTCATCATGTGCCTGCCCAACAAGGGTAAAGTTGTATTCGGGATATTGCCTGAAAGCCCTTGTTATTTCAGTGCTACCCCTAAGTGCCGTAAGACGGCGGGGGAATAGAACATTAATACCTTCCCAATCCTTCTTTTTAGCAGGTGTAAACTTCTTTGTATCGACATAGTTATATATAATCTGTATTCGCTTTTCAGCACCGGGTTGTGTCGCCTGTATAACCTTCCTTACATTGCTGTCTACACTTACAACTGCATCGGGGGCTGTAAAGCCGTATAATTGCCGTTTAAAGAATTCTTTTCGCTGTTCATCGTTAAGGTTATTGATTATGCCGTTGCCTTGAATGGCGTCCCAATATATGCCGTGAGAAACGGCAATGCAAGGGGATATTGCATGAGGCCAAGCTAAAAATGTTGTAAAATAAATCCTTAAATCATCGAGTGCCGAAAACTCATTAAATTGCCAGTTTAAGTCTGTGCAAGTGCTGTATTCCCAACCGCCATTATTCGGTATCATCACAAACGGTATGCCTTTGTATACCTTTGTGAAGGGTGTATTAATGCCGAAGAACGGTTGGTATACTGTGACTGTATGACCGTCCTCCTGTAGAAGTTGGCATAAGTCTATAAGATAGCGTTCACCACCGCCAAAGATGATTTTATCTTTGCCTTTGATGGCTTTTCCGTCTACCATGCGGGTTATTTCTTTCACATCATGAAAGAAAGGTGAAGTAAGTATTGCTATACGCACAAAATCGCCTCCTAAATTATCTATCAAATGAATTTAAAATGACTAAAACCTGTGTGTCTTCTTCGCTTGCCA